CGGTAGTCGATAAAAACGCCGAGAAAAAAGAATCGCAAGCCGCTGCCCGCGCCTACCTCGAATACCTGTGGAGCAAACCCGCGCAAGAGTTGGCGGCAAGAATGTATTTCCGCCCGAGCGATAAAGAAATACTGGCGCGGCACAAAGCCGACTTCCCCGACCTGGACACCTTCCGTCCAGCCGAACTCTTCGGCGGCTGGCCGCAGATTATGCAAAAATTCTTCGCCGACGGCGGCATGTTCGACCAACTGACGGCAGAAAGAAAGCCGCGGGAACAGTGATTTATAGAAGCTAAAAGGGATTCCATATTTGGTATTATCGAAACCACCATACAACCCTTTTATACTAAACACAGCTATATTTACTCTATTATTATGGTTTCCATCCAATTAACCTAATCTGAATTTCGACGACGGCTCCATCAAGAATTCCAATCTGCCACACAAAATTTATTACCAATCACCCTTCTTTCCATATGTATAAGGCGGCGCGAACTTTAGCACCTTTTCGGAAAATCTTTGACACCTAGTTGGGCCGCGCTATAAGGTAGAACTTTGATACCGCCCGCCGTTTAGGCGGGTTAATCTATTTTATAAATCATATTGTCCTGATACTCGATGCCTTTGCCCATCTTGGCATCTAGTGAAACGATATTGTAGCCGCTGAAGCGCCGGTATTTGTCCGGTTCGCACTCTTGCAAAAATTGGAAGTAGTCCAGCGCCTCGCTACGGGTGGAGCTAAATAGGATAAACGGTGGGCGCATATACTGAATCATACGCAGGAAGCTAACCATATTAAAGTATTTATCAGCGGCATACGCACCCTGAGCAGTGGACACATAAGGCGGGTCTAATACCAGCAGAGTATTGGGGTTATGCTGATGCTCAGACATCAAAAGATTATAGTCTTGCCGGGTGATTTCGAGGCCGTCTAAATAGTCGGCAGCGATGGAGTACGGGGATTGGCGTACCTTATTGTAGAACTCAAACCCCAGCAATTGTTCAAGCGAATTTGCCTGTTTGGCACTAAATAAAAGCCATGATGAAAGTACGCGCACATCAATGTGGCCTTGGAAATTAGTGATTGTTTGTTGCACTGATCGGGTGCGTTCAGGGTCTAGCCTTGAGCCTTTGGGGATGCCGCCAACTATCTGCGCGATTTGTTCACGCAAACGGTTGTAATCTGGGATGTGCCGCAGGCGGTCTGAGTAGTTGTCATAGTCGTTGTAAATTACCCGCGCCTGCGGTTTGATACGTTTTGCAACGTGTGCCAACAAGCCGCTGCCGCCGAATACGTCTACAATTGTCCAATGTTTGCCGTCAGCTGGAATTTGCGACAATACTTTAGTGAAGTGTTTAATGAAATATCGCTTCTGTCCGACAAATGGCAGCGGGGCCGTTGAGTGGTATTTTTGCATCATTTTTACTTACTCTCCGACACTCTCGCTGGTGTTCTGAAATCAGTTTTAAAATGATGCTCGACGGCATTCTTAGTAATGGTTGTCTAGCTGAAAGTATTAACCGTTTTACAACGGTTACACTTGATTTGTACGTTACCGCTGCCTTTGGCCAACAGTTTTTTGCAGTAGACACAACGTAATTCACGATAATAAACCATGTCGCATTAACTCCGTTTAGGTTAGAATTACCGCCGCCTAGCTAGGCAAAGCGGCCTTGAAGTCAATGCAGGGTACATCTGCTTGGCTGGCGTGCCGGTGCTCGCAACACAGACACGTCGCCGCTCCTCTTTATTTAAAACTTTCTAAATTACTTTGTTTCCTCCATTTTCTCAGACGGCCTCCGGTGCGGTGAACTCAATCACGATCTTTTCCAGCGCGGCCTGCGTTTTCGCTGCTTCGATTTTGCTTTGCAGCGCTTGTCGTTGACCTGCCACATGTGCGGTCAGCTTTTCATAAGCGAGCGTTTTTCGCAGTGCGGCCTCTTTGAGCTTATCTGCATCAATGCCACGACTAGCGGCGATTTGGTCTAATATGGGAGTAGACGCGGTCTTATCCGTCGCCCACGCTCGCACCTCTGCCGCTTGGAGTGCCCATGTCTGTACCTCGAAATCAGGCACCTTGTCGATTTCGGCGGCAGTATTGATAAAGGCTTGCGCCACGGAGTTTAAGCGGCTGATTTTAGCGGATTTGAGTACAGACAAATCAACGCTTTCCGCGCCTGTCAGGCTCACCCCTTCCGGCAATTCGCCCGCCTTGTCCCAGAATATTTCGCGGCCGTTGCTATAAACAATCTGCCCGCGGTAATCGGGGATAATTTCCCATTTCGAACCATTCCATCGGGCGGCTTTTCCGTCTGAATATTCGGGCAATTCTGCCTCGATACTTTGTCGGCCGTCGTCAAAATATTGCTCTTCTACGAACAGGCCGTCTGAATCAATTACACATCTTGTCATTTTTTCAATTCCTTGATTTCGGTTTCCAATGTTTCAATTCTTGCGGCCATTTCTTGAATGGCTTTGGTTAAAACGGGCACAAACATCTCGTATTCGATTGTGTATGTATCCTGCCTGAAATTAATCATCGGCAGCGCGCCGTATTCAGCCTCAAGAGCAGCCACGTCTTGGGCGATAAACCAGTGCTGTATGCGGTCTTCTTTGTAGCGGCCGTCTTTGGTCGGGTTCTTCCACCATTCCCGCAGTTTTTCGGTTCGCTCCCCCTGTGGTAGGTCGGTAAACAGCTCATCAGTGTAAGCATCGCGGCGGTCATATACACCCGTTACCGGTTTGAGTTTATTGACAAAGTCCAAACCCAAAGACAACGGTTTAATATCGGCTTTATCACGCGCATCTGAGCGGATATTGACTGCCGACGGCGCATAAAGAGTTTGGTTGAACATACCAAGCTGAATTTCGTTACTACCACCCAAACGCGCGCCGTAGCCGATGGCGATAGAATTGGTAATTTTTCCGCTCAATACATCGCCTTGCACATTCCGATAACCCGCGGAATCACCAATAAATACGCTTTGCTCACTACTGATAGTAGGGGCGCACCAATACCCGAGGGCAACACTGGACAAATGAGTACCATTCCGCAATGCCGAGGCACCAATTGCCACCGTTTTTTGTGGGTTATCGCTTGATGACATTGCATCAGCGCCAACCACAGTCGTATATGCGCCACTTACTGCACTCTTGAGTGCATTCGTGCCAATCACTGTCAATTCTTCGTTTTTCGCCGCCGCCGATGATGTCGAATAAACATATTTAAGTTCTGCGTTACCCGATGCGTTAAGCTCTTTCGGGCTGCGGATCGTCAGACTGTTGCCTGCCGCTGCTGTTACTTCTACCGGTACCACGTCACCCTGCACGGTGGCCGCCCCGCCTGAAGTCAGACGGATACCCACCCAGTAACCGACTTGAGCGCCTCGAATATTGCCAAAGTTCAACGTAATATCATGGCCGTTCTGAATATAACTGCCGCTTTCCGTTCCTCTCCACAGTACATCGCCACCATTCGGTGCGCGGTTGCGCTCTAGGTTTTCAAGGGCGGATGCGCCAACCACAGTCATTTTTTCTGCGGCTTTGGCATTTTTTGCCGCACCGCCACCCACCGCAGTTTGTGCATCTCGGCCTTGGTACATCTGTAAAACAGCTTCGCCGATGGCAACGGTGAGGGATGTTGGAGACGGCCAAAACACTTCGATGTCACCTGTTAATCCGATTGGTGCTGTGCCAGCTAGCGAAGCGGCACCCAAGGCCACATTTGAAGAACCCGTTCCTATGCCTTGCCCGGAATTGCGTCCGACTGCCACATTTGAAGAACCACTAGTAATACCACGGCCTGCATTTCCGCCGATACCAATATTGCGCGTTCCGCTCAATTTTGATTGGTCGTACCACTCAGTATCAGCTTGTACATTAATCAAGCTGTCGGCTCCGATGGAGATGTTATCGCGACTGATGCGGGAAAAGCCTTGGGCGCGGTCACCGATTGCAATAGCAGAAACGCATTTTTCAGTTTTCCCCATCGCGCCCTCGCCGATGACCACTACGCCAGCGCCGGTCCACTCTCCCGACTTGAGGCTTGCCGCTGCGCCGCTGCCTGCAATAAACCGACCGATTCCGTTGCGAATGGCTTGATATTGCACATCGACAGTTTTGCCGTTAATCACAAACTTGCCGTTTGTGTACTTGTTTTTCTGCGGATAACTATTACCCGTATCAATAGATAAACCTAAACAGTCGACAACAACACCAAGTGCAGCGGTTTCAGCGGCATTCAAAGTGGCGAGTGCATTGTTTTTGCTTGCCGCATACCCAAAATCATGCAGGTTAAGCATCCCTGAAAACACACGCTTCCAGCGCGTGCCGTCGGTAGAAACAATAACGGTACAGCCGTTATCAGCGGTAGATTTATCGGCTTTATCCGCCACAAACACGCCGCCGCACACTGTTGTATTGGCGTGATAGGCGTTGACGTTCACATAGCCTGTGCCGCTGTATTTACGCAGAGCATCAATACTGGCAACCTGCGAAGCATCGGCGGCCAGCATTTTAATGGCCGATAAGACTTGGGCATGGTCGGCTTTGTTAGGCTCAATGCCAGCCGCGTTTAAAATGCTGTACAACTCGCCTTGTAACTGGTTCAGCCACCATGCGGGTACGGGAGTACCGGGCGTGCGGCGGTCGCCGTCGACAAATTGCTTATTCGGGGTTTGGATTAAGTCCATTTTTATACCTCTTCTTCATATTCAAAGCGGCAATACGTCCATGCCGGTTTTAATTCTTCAAACATCGTTTCGATAATCGGGTCGGTGTACACACTGATGCGGTCGCCTGCACGGCTTTGACCGGCTCGGAAAATATAGGCGGTGGCTTTGCCGTCGGCGATATCGACGCACCAACGCCAGATGGCGTCTTCGGTATTCAAACAATCACCCGCACAGCTTTCGCCGGCGCGAAATTGGTCTTCTTCGTAAATGGTGACGGTGTAGCCTGCCGATTCGGCGATGGCGGTAAAGTAGGCAATACTCAAACCGCCCAAGGCATTGAGTTTGGCCAGCACGGCATCAGTACGTTGTTGGGTATTGGCTCCGGCAGGTGGGGTGATGGCCAACAGCTCTTCCCAGCGGTACAGGTAATCGTTTTCCGCATCAGGGAACGGCGCATTTTTCACTCCTTCCGCATGGGCGGCCACAATATCAAACACACCCGCTTCGGCTTTGATTTCTGCCGTTTCTCCTACGGTGTCGTAGCTGACGGGCGGGCGCATGGCGGCGAGTAAGGTTTGATGGCTCACGTGGTGTACTCCACGTTAATACTGCCCGGGCGCAGCCAGTAAATGTCTTCGGCACTCTCCTGAGGCTTGATATTGCCCACAGGGGTGGTTAAGACACGGTCACGCACGCCGTACACTTCGCTGATTAAGGTTTCCAACTGGCTTTTAATTAGGGTGTCGCCGGGCTTTAACGCATCAAAATAGGCGTTTACAGCTGATTTGATGGCAGCGGTGGCCGTATCGGTATCAGTGCCGCTGCTTAAGGTAATGGTGACGGCCACATTCACGGTCTGGATACTGGGCGCAAGGGCTAGAAAGCCGTTTTTACGGGTAACAGGTCGCACCGCATCGACATGAGCTTGTACGGCGGCCAGTGTTTCTGCGCTGGGAATACCGTTTTCACCCAAAATGACGGCATCGACAAAGCCGTTGCCACGACGCAAAGGGTAGATAAATGCATCAACCACACCCGGCACTTCCAAGCACCAATTGCGGAAGTCGTATTGATTACCGCCCGCAGCGGGTCGGCGCAGACGTTCTTCATATCGTGCCAACAGGCTCTCATCGCTTTCGGCATCTGTACCGCCGACCATCGTTAGCAAGACGGCGGAACTGTCAATCCCCGCAGGTACGCTTTGCAGCGTAGCCGCGGTTTCGGCGGTTTGATTTTGAGCACTACCCGCAACAGTGGCGATAACGGCTATTTCAGCACTTCCAAGCGCACCGATAACGGCGGATTCGGCGGTTAAATACACCTTATCGCCCACATTGATCTGTTGGCCAACCGGCACCGTTGCACCGACCACGCCGCGAACACGCACCTTGCCGCCCGCGAAGGTGGCGGTTTTTCGGTAGATGCCGTATTTAGCGGCATGTTTTTCTAGATAGGCGCTGTCTGCGGTATCGGCAAAGGCTTGGCGCAAAATCCACTCTTGATGCTGGTATTGGCCTTCGCCCACTGCGGCAATAGCAGTGGCGCGTACATGGTTGTCGCTGCCCGCGTGTACATGGGCGGCAGGGTTTTGGTTTTGCAGGTCGCGCAGATAGTTGGCGCGGATTTGTTCTAAATTCAGTGCCTGCGTCATATCACGGCTACCTTGTGGTTCAGGGTTACGGTATCGCCCGCGGCATCGACGGCTTCAATATGCAGCTTCAGCCAGCCGTGCTGCGGGGCGGATGCGGTTACTTGGATGGATTGGGCGCGTTTGGACTGAATCACGGGCTGCAAGGCTTGCTCGGCGTACTGCTTGGCCAGCACTTCGATGCGCTTTAAATGCTTTTGGCGGCGCAATTCGTGCAGGCGGCTGCCGAGCGTGCGGTCTGCCCAGTAACTGCCCAAGGGCGTGACCAAGCGAATATACAGCTCGTTTTCGATGGATTGGGCGGATTGGTTGACCACATAGCCGCCCGTTTGGGGATTAAGTAAAGCGTCCATACCTTTATTTTCAGGTAAGGACGCTTGGGGTTTGGTTTGATGGATGTCAGGCCGTCTGAATTACAGCGGGTCGGATGTCGTACCGCCGCTGTCGCCGGTGTGTTTGTGGTCGGAGCCGACACTTTTACCGTTGTTGGTCAGTTTGCCGGTAGTGTCCAAATCGCCGACCATCTTCACATTGCCGGTAAATGATGTGCCACTGCCGCCTTTCACCGCCATGCCGCCGTTGCCGTTGATTTGACCCTCGGCGGTAATCTGCGCGGTACAGCCTACATTGGGCGCGTCAATCTTCACACCGCCCGGTGCTTTGATATTCAGCGTTTCACAGTCAATTTCGATAATCCGGCCTTTCTTTAACACCATCTTGGCACCGTCGGCGTTGTAAACCGCCGTTTCGCCTTCGGCAAGGCCGGTAATGCGGTATGCTCCGTTGGTGGTGGTGACGATAATGCCGTGGCTGGTTTTGCCGCCCAACGGCACAACAACGCAATCGCTACCGGCTGGCGGGTTCGACGTAAAACCGAAGTTTTCGGCGTGTTCCAAGTCCTGCACGGTTTCGCCTTCCAAACCTTCCACTTGGATTTTCTGCACGCCGCCGGCTGCTTTGACGCGGGCGATTTTGCCGCGGAAGGCTTGGCGGATGCCGTTAAATGCTCGTCGGATACGGTTGTCTATGGTTTTTGCATCCATTTAAATCACCTGCAATTCCTGTCCGGCCTGTTTGGCTTGGCGGCGTTTTTTCGGTTTGGCGGCTGCTTGGCCGTTGGCTTTGCGGCTTTCAGACGGCCTTTTGGTTTTGCCCGATTTCTTCGGCGGGTCGGCATCCAATACCCATGCGCCGTCCTCTTTCAGTGTCAGCACGGTTTCGGTGGGTTGGCCGCGACCGCCGGTGAAGGTTCTCGCCATCAGGAAATACACCGCGTCGATGCCGTCCGGTTCGCTCAATACGTTGATGCGCTGGCCGGGCTGCCACAAGGTGCCGTCGTCAGTGCGGTGGCCTTGTACGGTGGCGGTAATTGTTAAGCCTTCCAGCCTGCTGTCGGCCAGCCGCTTTTTCGCCTTGCGCTGCGCTTGAGCCTGACTGTCGATGTCCGGCTCGGTTACGATTAAGGGGCGGTGCAGTTTGACGGATTCGTCTTTGGCGGTGGCTTTAATGTTGTTTTTGCCGCTGTGGCTTTGCGCCAATACGGTGACTTCGCTGTACCGAGCCGCCATATCGCGGTTTACTTCCAGCCGCTTGATGTTGTTGTTTTGGCCGTTGGTCCGTAAAACCAGTTCGGCCACCGGTGCGGCGGT